GAAGTCGTGTAAACGGCTTTTTATTTTGCTCAATTTTAGAAAGGAGGGCTAGTATGGCGAAGGCCCAGTACCAGAAGTGGCTAGAGCCTGAGAGCCTAGTCCTTCTTACAGGTTGGAAAAGAAACGGCCTGAAATTTTATTTGGAGCAGGGTGTGTACCTTTAACAAGCTTTCGATGTCTTGCTGCTCTTATCCCGCAAGGGAAATTTTAATAGAAAAAAACAAATAATTTTCTTAACTAGTGTATACTAAAAAGATACGCTTTTTTTATAAAAAATATCTCTTTTCTTATTGATTATGTGTATTATAGTGTGTATAATATAAGTACAAAGTTAAGAAAGGAGGTAAGAATATGCCAATCAAACCTTCGAAAATGGTTCGATTGCTTCTAAAGGCTGGCTTTAAAGAGGTTCCAAAAGGTGGAGGACATAGAAGGTTTAGACACCCTGATGGACGAATGACAGAAGTCCCTATGCACGGCAAAGAATTAACGCCATATACTCAAAGGAAAATTCTTGAACAAGCCAAAATTAAACTTTAGGACCAGAGCAACGAGCTAACGCTCGTTTTTCTGGCATATTCTAAAATATATGAGTAATAATTTGTTAATATATCCAATTATTGTAACTGAATGCCATGATGAAGCAGGTCATTATTATGGTGCCATTTCACCAAATATCCCCGGAATGGTTACTGATGGTCAAACTTTACAAGAGTTGGTTATTCATGCGGAAGATGCTATTGCAACTATGATTAGTGGAACTAAGTATCCCGAAGTGCAAGACCTTAAAGAATGGACATTAGGACCAAATGATTTTGTGGTCTATGTTACTGTTAATATGCTAAAATGGGAAGCACAGCATGAAAAAACTGTTAGACGCAATATTACATTACCTGAAGGCTTAAATAATTGGGCTAAAGACAATAAGATTAATGTTTCTAAGGTTACTACAGAAGCCCTTAGAAGTATGCAGAATACTAACTAAAGATTTACAAGCTAATGAACATTGTTTCATTGGCTTTTTATTTTATATTGAAGGTGGTGATGTTACTTGTAATGGGTAGAGCGTTGTATAAAGAGTGGCTGGATAAAGATAAACTGGTACTTCTGCAAGGATGGAAAAGAGCGGGTCTTACTGATGTACAAATTTCACAAAATATGGGAGTTAGTGTTTTTACTCTCGATAAGTGGAAAAGAAACTATTCGCAGATAAGGCAGGCTCTAAAAAGAGGACGCTCAGAAATCAACTATATTGTAGAGAATGCGTTGTTAAAAAAGGCTTTAGAAGGTAATATCACCGCTATGATTTTCTTTCTTAAAAATAACTGGCGTGACAAGTACAACGACAGCCAGCTATCTAAAGAGGAGCGTGAACTCGTACTTGCTAATATTCAAAAGACTAAAGCCGAAGCTCGTATTAAAGAGGCTAAAGCGATTATTGCTGAAAGGCTTGGAGATGAAAGCAATGCCAAATTGGAAGAGTTGTTAAATAAGATAGTACAAGGTGATAGCAGTGGCACTACAAGATTTACTGACAAAGAAACAAATTAAAGTATTGCATAGCTACTTGGCTGATGATTGGAAGATATTAATTAATGCGGGTGCAGTTCGATCGGGTAAAACATACATCAATAATTATCTATTTTTGCTAGAGTTAAGGCGTATTGCAAAGCTGGCAATGGAGAATAATGACGAACATCCTCAATATATCATTGCTGGATTTAGTTCTAACTCTATATTTAATAACATAATTAATTCTATTGGTAGTCAATTTGGAATAATGCTAACAGCTGATAGACACGGTCACTATCACTTGTTCGGTGTAAATATTGTTCCTGCATACACAGGATCATTACGAGGTATAGGCGGTATTCGTGGTATGACATCTTATGGTGCTTATATCAATGAGGCGAGTTTATCTACACATGCTGTCTTTCAAGAAATAAAGCAACGTTGTTCTAAAGAAGGTGCGAGAATAATTTGTGATACAAACCCAGATATCCCTACACATTGGCTGAAGACTGAGTACATTGATAACGTAGATTCTAATGCAGGAATAAAGTATTTTATGTTTACGATTGATGATAATCCTACTTTGCCAAAAGATTATGTAGTGTCATTAAAAGCGTCAACTCCGAAAGGAATGTTTTATGACCGTGCCATTAAAGGATTATGGGTGACAGGAGACGGTATTGTATATCGTGATTTTGACAAAGAAACGATGATTGTAGATAAAGTGCCCCAGAATTTGAATTATTATGTTGGTGTTGACTGGGGATTTGAACATAAAAACGCTATTTTAGTTTTTGGTGATGATGATAAGGGCAATACATATTTAGTTGAGTCGCATACTGGTAAACATCAATATATTGATTATTGGATTAAAGTAGCAAAAGACATCCAGAAACGATATGGCAGAAATATCAATTACTGGTGTGACTCTGCTAGACCAGAGCATGTATCGGCTTTTCAAAAAGCGGGGTTAAAAGCTAGAAATGCAAATAAATCTATATTAGCTGGAATTGAAAAAGTATCCGAACTTATGACGTTAGGAAACTTTTTTATTTTACACTCAGCGTCAAAAGATATTCTCGATGAGTTGTACCAGTATGTTTGGAACGAGCAAACAGGTGAACCTATCAAAGAACATGATGATGATATGGATGCTATGCGATATGCCATCTATAGCCAGCATATCAAGAAGGAAGCTAAAGTAATTAAATCATTTATTTAAGGAGGTACAGCGGTGAGAAAGTTAGATACTGGGCAAGATAAGGTTACAAAGAATGACACTTTTATTTTCCCACGGGGCAATAAATTAAATGGCAATGAACTAATAGCTTTTATCGGGTACAATGAAACAGTTCTTAACAAGAGATATATTACTAATATGAATTATTATCTTGGAAAGCATGCCATTTTGAGTGAAAATAGTTTCAAATCAGACAATATTGACAATAGAATAGTTGATAACAAGATTAAACCATTGGTAGATAGCTACAATGGTTTTTTTATTGGCATTCCACCAACAATTACTGCAACTGATGATAGTGTTAATGAAGAGGTTCAAACATGGAACAATGAAAATTTAATACAAGATCAGTTAAATGAAATTAGTAAGCAAACGGATATCTATGGAAGATCGATTGCTTTCATTTATCAAGGTGAAGATAGTAAACCACATTTAAAATATTCAAGTCCATCACATGCATTTATTATCTATGATGATACTGTTGAGCGTAGACCATTAGCGTTCGTTAGATATGAACTAGAAGATGGTGAAACCTATACCGAAGCGTATGGGCAAATTCAATATGCTGATAAAATATACAAATTTAAAGGTAGTGAAATTAGTGACGATACTGATACTAATGAATATGCTGCTAATCCGTATGGTATAGTTCCAGCAGTTGAATTTTATGAGAATGAGGAGCGACAAGGTATATTTGAGCAGATCATTTATTTACAAGATGAATTAGATCACGCCATGAGTCAAAAAGCTAATCAGATCGCTTATTTTGATAATGCATATATGTACATGTTTGGAATTAATTTGTCCGAAGATGAGGATGGGAATCCTGAATTTAACTTTAAAAAGAATAGATTGATTTATTCACCAAATATTGATCCAAGTACAAAACCAGAGATTGGGTTTATCTCTAAACCTGATGCTGACGGTATGCAAGAGAACATGATTGACCACTTACAAAAGTCAATATATGAAAATACTGGCATTGCTAACTTGAGAGATGAAAACTTTGCAGGCAACTCTAGCGGTATAGCTATGCAATACAAATTATTATCCATGAAAGATAAAGCAGACAGCAAAGAAAGAAAATTCACTCAGTCATTAAAAAAAATATATCAGATTGTCTTTGCAACATTATTTAATGATAAGACTAAGCAACAAGCGTGGTCTAATTTGAAATTCCATTTTACTCGAAACTTGCCTGATGATATTGCAGCGTTGATTTCATCAGCTAAAAATGCTGAAGGTCTGGTTTCTCACCAAACTCAATTATCACTATTACCTTTTATTAAAGATCCGCAGGCTGAGCTAGATCAAATATCTAAAGAAAAAGCAGAAGCAATTAAGCAAGCTCAACAGAGTATGCAGTCTGTTCCAGATTATTTGTTAGAGGATAAGCCTGATGAAAAAGAAGACTAACCGCTACTGGGAAGATCGTGCTGAAGATGAACGTAAATGGCAATTGGAGCAATTCAGGGTAGATGAAAAGTTCAATAAAACACTCGATAGGTCATATCAAATTGCTGTTGATAATATCAATAAGCAGATTGAACACGAATTAGCCAGAATTGGTGGCATTCAAAAGTTAGTTACCCCTGAACAGATGAGTGAGTATGAAAGAATGGCACAACAAGTAGTTGCTAGAGCTAATAATTTACGTGCTGCTGGTCATAAAGTATCATATAAAGATTTCCCACAGGCGGTTAATGATAGATTAAAGGCTTATAATGCTACAATGCGTATAAGCCAACTAGAATTAATGAAGTCAGAAGTAGGGTTGCCACTTATCAATCTGGGCATGGATTTAGAATGTAGTATAGGCGATAAGGTATATTCTGACTATCTTAAGGAAAAGAAAAGACAAGCAGGTATTATTAGCAAAACTCTAGTGAACAATGAAAAGTGGGCATCTAGAAAAACTGTTGATAGTGCAACTGCTAATGTTACAGTTGGTGACTTTAGTAAAAACGTATGGGC